TTTAGCTAGTAACTAGCTTTGATATATCTGAAAGACATCAAATTTTTAATTTCTGAACTAGATAGTTTTTTACTGCAATGAGAACATATATAAACCGTGGTTTCTTTTGCATTGAATGCGATATCTATTGTTTTACCTGTAATATTTTCACACGATACGCAAGGAAAAAACCAGCCACAAGTCGGTAAATTCTCCCAAATATAGCAAGTTCTTGAGTCATACCAATATCGCGTCATTTATCATAATTTTTATATTTAAAATTATGATATCTTGTATTTTTAATCCCAGTCTTCGTAAAATTCATCATCTTCATCTTCTAACTCAGAGTAATCTTCTGAATCTATCCCTGAATCATCTGAGGAATTGTCTGCGCTAGAGTTTGAAGATTTGTCAGAATCATCTGATTCTGAAATATCGCTCTCCTCTTCTATCGGATCCTCCGAATCATCGTCTGAATCTTCTATATCTTCATGAGATGAGATATCAGATTCACTCTCTTCGTCAGAGGATTTTTCCGATGAGCTAGGAGCAAATTCAATTAATTTTTGGGTAATACTAATCCACTTTTTTCTTATACGGTCTCGAGTAGAATATTTGTGGTTTAGCTGTGTGGCTAAATTTTTAATATTCATGATAGCTGGTTTTTTGTTCACCAGTATTGTTTCTTTTGGGTCAAGACCATCTTCTCCGTATACAAACTGTACAACATGACCATTTGCATTTCTAACAGTTCCATCTTGTTTAACCGCCAAGTCTTCAGCTACTTTAACAAGTTTACGTTGAATATACCCAGTCTTAGCTGTTTTCATAGCCGTATCTGTAACACCTTCACGACCAGTTATAGCATGGAACCAAGTTTGAGCAGGGGATAAACCTTCTAGGAAGTTACCTCTTACAAAACCCTTTGATTCGTATCTTACGTCCTGGGGTAAATCCCCAAAAGGATAATGAACTGTTGGTCTTTTTCCATGATTCAAATAAGGTTTGATTCGGGCTCCTGAAAAATTTTGTTGTCCCATAATTCCACCAATTTGACCTATATTAAAATAATCCCCTTTCGATCCAGATGTCACTGTTTTAACAAAATTGTTTTCTGGTGTAAGAGCATTTTTAGCCATTCTGAGACCAATATCCCTCGCTTTACTCAAAGCAGCGTTAATTTTAGCTTCTCTTATTAACGGATTGGCAGTTGTTTTCTCGGCTATATCCGCCTCCAACATATATCTTTCAACCGCCTCTGAAATAGCTTCTTTATTTGTAGCTATACAATCTTTGATACCAACGCTAAAACCTTCGTATAGTAACCAATTGTTGGTAACAAATTGTATGTTGTCTATGATTTCTAAAGCTTTACGAGCACTGTATTCTTTGGCTATTCTGCGTAAAATAGAATTATGACCACCTTTGAGGTCGGATTTAGTTAAGGCTCCTTCTATCATAACTCCCTGTTCTATCACAACAAAAGGTTCGTCGGGCACAGCGTTATTTTTCTTGCGATAGAAAAAATCACCGGGTAAAATCATAGATATTAGACCTCTGCCAGAATAAGGGCCGGGTATATCTTTATTTTTCATCACCCTCGAAATTTTTCTTATTTTTTGCAATATCCAAGAAGTTTTCTCCCAGTTTTCGCCTTTACAACAAGCACAAAGTTGAAAAAATTGATGTTTAGGCATTAATCGATTGTCACAACTCATCAAATAAGCAGCCGATAACGAATCTTGCACAATTTTAATGTTTGTTTTCCCCGATTGAGCTGAAACTAATAAATGTTCTGGGTCCGATAATTCCATTAGTTCAACACGTGCCCTAAGATCTTGAGGTACATGTATATTCATTTCATCTCCGTCAAAATCAGCGTTAAAAGGAGAAGTCGTCGCAAGATTAAAACGAAAAGTTTTTCCTGGTAAAATTCTGACTCTATGTGCTATCATAGATCCTTGATGCAACGTAGGCTGTCTGTTAAATAATACAATATCTCCGTCCTGTAGTTGTCTTGCTACTTTATCCCCGATCTGGAGAGAAAAGACTTTTTGTTTTTCTTCAACTGTAGGAATTCTTTTTCCTTCCCTCTCGATGATGTCTCCTTTTATTAATTTAAAATGACTATCTTCTGGTGTAATAGTAATTCTTTTAGAACCTCTTAAAATTATGTCGTTGACACGAATTGGAGTACCTAATTTTCGGGTAGCATATTGCAAGTTGATTCTTGATTTACCACGGGTAACGGTGTTGCACTTTCCAGAGTCAACTAAATTTTGTATCTGATGAATATTATATTTGTTTACGTGAGTATCGACTGATAATGTTTTGGCAACATATGGCGGAATACCCAAAACACCTGTCGGCAATGTTGGATCAGCTCCAATAACAGTTCTGGCCGCTTGTTCTACTCTTTTACCCATAAGATTTCCCCTGACAATACCATCTTTCCCTGCTATTCTTTTTTTGATGCATTTGAAAGGTCTTCCATTTGTATGTTTTGCTTTGTTTTGACTGTTGTCGAATAAAGACTTAACACGAAATTTCAATGATTGCCAATATTTTGCAATTTTGTTTTGCGGCGTTTCTGGTTTGGATAGATGTGCATTGATTTTGCATATTTCAACGTATTGAATTGTTAGATCATCATCACACATCATTCCATCTGCTGTCACCCATGGTCTGTCAACCGGTGGTAATACAGGTAAGGTTTTGATTATCAAGCTCTTTGGATGCACCATTTTTGGATCAAAACCTAGTAAACTAACCAACTCGTCATCCATGTTAGAAAAACATCTAGAAATGTCACTCGCTGACATTGGAATTTTAGTTTTGTCGCTATAAAGCATGTGATAAGTTGATTCTGTTGTCGAAAATTGTATCTTTGGTTGATAAGCTTTACAGTGCATGCAAATTTGAACTTTTTCACAGTTTTTGCAAATTCTTTCAAACCTTTTACGTCCTTTTAATTTTAAAATTTTTTGCATTTCAAGTAATTCTTTTGTTATTAACAGTTGGTTACAAGAAAAGCATAGCACACGTAACAATTGTAAGACGTGTTTATATTCCAATGGATGAACCAAAGGTCGAGCTAAATTAATATGTCCGAAATGTCCAGGACATTCTTTTGAGTTAAGTCCACAAGTTGGACAGTTTTTATGGGGATCCATGCTCCCAAGGCGTGGATCATATACAGTTCCTTCTGGATCTCCTGTTAATTTTGCTGAAGTTATCTCAGCAGCTGAAGCTTTTAAAATATCTTCGCTGCTCCATATTCCAAAATGAACTTCGCTAATGCAATTAGTGCTATCGGTACTATTCATCATCTATATCTTTGGATATAGATGTTTTAAATTCAGTTTTTACAAATTAGGTACAAAATCTTCGTCTTCAAAAACTATTGCTTCTCCTGCTTCCACATCATCTTGAATAGTTCTTAATCTTTTACCTTTCCATTTTACACCTCTGCCTGGCTCCCCCCAAGCTTTAGTAAAATATATCTGAACGTCATTTTTGACAGGTATATGATGTCCTGGCAAACTTTCTTTGAACCAATCTTTGAAAGCTCCATACATCTCCAATAACGACAATGATTTGCTTTCGTCGTCGATCGTGACTTCTTCGATAAATTGTCTGTAAATATCGTTTTTCTTTCGATAGCTTTCTGTCGCCATTTTGACTTTCGGAGGTTCTGGTTTTCTCTTCATATGTTTGCGATGTTCAAGCAAATAATAAGCAAAAGCTTCTACCATACCTGGAATTTTATCTTGGAAAGATCTATCTTTTGGAAATCTCTTTTCTTGCATTTGCTCATCGAACGTTTCGGGAGCATCATCACAAAAAGTTGATTCAAATGGAATAAGTCTAATACGATTCCACACAGCTTTGTCTCCGTAGGGAAGCTGTGGAGGTTCGTTGCAAATAAGAACTAGTTTAAACATCGGGGTAATTTCACCGCCTTCTTTAAACAAACCACGAGCAAAGAACGTATCATTACCAGAAAGTTCTTTCAAGATACCAATATTTATGACGTCCTTTTGATCTGGTTCCTGTAATACAGCAAACCTAACACCATTTCCAGCTCTAACCAATTCGGGACAAGCTGCGCTACTTTGCGTTCTTTTACCAACTATTAAAGCTGTTGGCAACTTAACCGAATACTGTCCAAGCATTTTCTCAAATAATATTTGTGTAATAGATTTTGCGTTGTCACCTTCACCTGACCAAACTTGTACTATTTTGCTATGATTTCCACCAACAAATACATCACTGGACGTATCTATGAAATATTCTCGTACACTCTTATCTGGGAAAACCTTTGTTATAAAGTCTTTGATTCTGTTTAATTCGATTGAATCATCTTCAAACCTTTTGTATTCAACAGCCATTTGCAAAGATATATAATCTTCAGGACTGCCTTCTCTGAAAGAATGAGTTCGTGTGTCGTAAACACCGTTTCTAAATCCTATCAAGTAAGGATTTTTGTTTAGTTTTCTGATGAAATCCCCATCATAAAAAACTTCCTTGCATTCTCGCATAACATTTCTTTTGTAAGGTGAGCTTTTCAAATTATTAACAATTTTCATAAGAGCTTTAATCCTTTGTTCAAACATAGCTTTTTCACCTGCATCAGCAGCTGATCCAAGTTTTGTAAATAATTCTTGGGAAAGACTGGTGTAATGATCCAAAATTTCTCCAGATATTTTTTGACTCAAATACACACCTTCTTCTATTTCATGCCAGTGATGATTTGTAAATTGATACCAAATATTGTGTCGCATGCTAGCGCACACAAATTGTGTACCGTAAAGTTCATAAAGAGCTCTTGCGATATCATTATGAGACCCGTTCAATGATTGATGAATATATTTTTTCACTTGCTCGCATCTTAATTCATTATATAATTCAGGATTGTCAACACTTGCGAAATGTCTAAGCGTCCCTATAGACATGTCTTTTTTAACCATTCTATCCCATTGGGTGTGACATTCATCTTCATCATATTTTTCTCCGCACCTACTAGAGAAATCACACCAGATGTCTCTTGCTTCATCACACCCGTTACCTATGTTGTACAATACCCAGCCTATACGCATCCATTCATTACGATCTTCCGCTCGGTGAATTCCTAACATATTTACAAGTTTACGGATCATATCCTTATTTTCTTGGAAGTTTATATCTCGCACTTCCTCGCGAGTCTTTTTCTTTTTCTTTTTGAGCCTTGCATTGCCCGTGGGGTGTGCTAAACCCGCTTTGAGTTGACATATTTCCCTACCATAGGGAACAATACTCAATATTCTAGGTAAATAAAATACGACTTCTTTTTTCATTTCAATTTGTCTCTCGTCTTTGTCAAAAATTTTGTACTCTTTGAGACCTTGATCTAACGATATTTCTTGACATTGATCATTGTACATTTTTGTTACCAAATAAGGATCCTTGTCGGCGGCTTTTCTCCCGCCGTACATCAACCACGGAACCTTGCAATAACTAGTATCAATCAAACTAGCAGAATCACTAAATCCCAAATCTTCAAAGATCTTAGCTTTAGCAACAAGATCTTTGATCCGTGAAATCAAATGATTTTCCTGTTCTAATCTGTTCATAAACACGTAAGGAAAATGCAGGTGAAAGCCATGTTTGGTGTACGAGTCTCCATTCTTGATATCCAAATATGGCTTTTTCTGAAGCAAAATACAATATAAATGTTCCGGTTGCAAATCTTCCAAAATTTTCCTCAACACTTCCTGATAAAGTTCTATCAAACGTTTAACATGTGTCAAGGTATATATGGGAGAAGCTTCCGTCTCATCCTCTTCTAATTTTCTTTTAATGTCTACATCGACCAGTACTGGTATATACGGCTGAGGTTTTTCAGCTACTCCTGCTAGATTGCTGCTGTCAGCAACCACCTGAGAGTATATATCTAAAAATTTATCAATATCCTGTCTGTTTATACAATATTTTCCTTTGGGACCAAAAAGTGATACATGAGTCTGGTATAACTGTTCACTTTTATATTTCTTTAAAATTGTCTGAAGTCGTTTGTCCATGTTAGTTACTTGTTGTTGTCATTTTTAAAATAAAATTTCATTTTTCTTGGAATGAAATTTTTAAGGTTAATTCTCGGTATTAATACTGGCGAAAGGGGCTCTTCGATACGATAAACTGTGAATAGTCTGGTCGTATTGCATTATCACAAAATTCATATAACCTGTGATATCAATCCTATTTTTCGCCCTTGGTGTGAGATGAACGCTAGAATAGTCATATCTAGAGACCTGCCGACAGCACCTTTTTGCCGCTGACCATAAAATCTTTTCCGCTTGTTTCTCCGTATCAGTGTAAAAGACTGGTCTACCGTCGGCTGTGATAATCCACAATGGTTTTGTTCTATCAATAGTATATTCTCTTTCTATAACATTTGGTTTACTTTCCTCTTCTTGCTCTCCTTCATCGCTTTCGCTTTCCTCATCGCTTTCCTCACTTTCCTCACTTTCCTCGTCGCTTTCCTCACTTTCCTCACTTTCCTCATCCTTTTCATTTGTTTTTTCAGATGTTTTTGCCTCGGCATCGCTTTTTTCTGTGACATTACCCGCAGATTCTTGTTCTGCTGTATCAATTTCGCCCTCTACTTCTTTTTGAAGTTCAGTATCTGGCTTTACATAATTATCTTTTACACAAGAACTAAGTTCTTCTGTCTTTACAGATGTTTCTGCTTCTTGTTTTGGATCATCTTCTTGCTTGTCAGTTTTGCATTTTTCAGAAGATGGAGTTTTTCCCCAAAAATAGCTACTCATTTATTCTTGTCTAAAATAGTTTTAAGCTAAAATTTTTTTAGTGTTAATAAAAAATGAGTAATATAGTACAAATGTCAAATTACTGCGGCGCTGGTGGAGAAGCCACCAACAACTGTTTATATAAAGATGGAACTGGTGAATGCGAGATGATGGGTTGTGGGTTAAGCGATCCTAACTTATCTTTAATTGGAAACATTTGCCAAGGCGGTGCCCTTAACTCTGATCCAAACTACTGCAAGGGTGTCTCAGGTTGTAAAATAGTATCAGACCCTATTAAAAATGCATGCGGTGGCTCCGTTGGTTCCAGTCAAGCTTGCCGCGGAATACCTTATCCGGCAAATGTAACAGGACTTGGTCATTCAGTTACTTGCTGTGATGATGCAAATTTCAGCGGCGACAATATAGCATGTAGCGGGGCTGTTTTGGATAACGCTTTTTGCGAAAAACAAGCAGATACCATGCCAGTGTGTCACGCTGAAACTTCCGCGCATCATCAGCGTAAACATAGTGGAAACTTTGGTGGTCAAGGTCAGGGAGCCCAGCCACAGCCACCTCTTGGCCCTGGGGGAAAGCCACCTGTTACTGTTAATACTTTGTCGGCTTGGAATATGGGTTTAGGTATCGGATCCATAGCGGTCGGGGTAATTTTGTTTGTGGTCTTTTTAGAGAAAAGAAGCGTTGCGGCGGCTATCTTTGCGCTCCTTCTCTTTGCCGGAATGGGAGTAGTATTTTTAATGAACATAATCAAAATCAAAGAAAACTATGGTAACTTGCCAGCACAGTGTAAGGATTCCGATTGTTCTGGAAAACCCTGTCACGGAGGTGGTAAAGGTGCTAAATGTCGCCCAGGGGCTTGTCGTATGACAACTGGTAACGAATGTTGCTTGCAGGAAGACGGAAGTCCATGCCCGCCATTATCATGCTCTGATGCCGGTGTTTGCAGTCCATGTGAAAATGCAAATCCACAAGCATGTAAAAAAGACAGTGATTGCCCTTCTGGAAAGTATTGCAGAAACTAAGGTTTTATTTTTCAAAAAATATAAAACTTAATTATCCTTTTTGTCGGATGTTTCGGTTACTGATTCGGGCTCTTCCACCAAAGGACGTTCCACGCGCTCTACTGTAATCGTTGAACCAGCCAAGCGACTTGATTTGTAATTAGCATCGTCTCCTTCGGCTTTTGATTGCTCCTCCAATCTATCCTGCTCTGTCAAATAACTATCCAAATCATTGACATCGTGATTCAAGTACTTCATGAAAGAAGTATCATTGCGATCTTCGGGGATACCAGCCCTTTCACGAGCTTGCATGTATCGCTCAAGATACTTATCAGCGTAGTCTGGATTCTCCTGATCGTATTCAGCAATTTCAGCAAGAGTTTTGTCGAAAACTTCGCGAAATTCTTTTACCTTTTTACTATGCTCCATGAAACCCCAAATAACTTGAGCTTTCTTGACACGTAGGCAAGTATACTTTTCATAAGGATCAGTTGCTTCCTCTTCGACTGACTCTCTGATGTTGCGCTCACGTTCTCTGATCTCTTGAACCTGTTGACGTTCTTTCATGCGTTCCTCTTTGACGTGATCACTTACTGTTTTAGTGACAGCTTTCTTAATGTCTATCTCTTCGACATCTTTGCTCCAATCGGATTTCAAAGTCAGTGGCATAGGTTTTCCAACAAAACCGTGAAAAATCTTGTGATAAGAATCGTGATTTCTAATCAAATCTTCAGCTCTTTCATTCATCTCTTGGATGCTTGAAAAGGTACCCCGAATTTTTAGCATTCCGTAAATACCATCTTCGTTCGGCGAAGCTCCTTTTGCCGGAATCCATGAATGCAAAGAATAAGTTTGTCCGGGGATAGCGGGATCGGCATATCTGCGTTCAACTTTACCATATTTAGGCAAAATGCTAGCATCGGATAAATCTCTCATTGCAGCTGTTGTCTCAGCGTCATTTAGAGGTGGATGCGTAACCGCTGTATATTCCTGTTGGACTTGATCTGTAGGTGAGGTTAAAGATGTTTGTTTCTCGGCCATTTTTTATTTAATACATGTGGCTTTAACCCAATTTGATAATTTTAATACTCAAGAGTATAAAAATTAATAAGCCATTTTCCTCTCCCATTCTGTATATTTTTGCTCAAAAGTTTCTAGTTCAGACAACCACATATCACCAGGAGATGTATCTTCCAAAAGTTTAATCTGCGATTCTATTTTTCCTATTTCATCTTGTAAATGTTGTAATTTTTCCTCAGTGAAAGACAGAATATTTAATCTCAGAAGATAATCATAACTTTCGTCAATTTTAACAAATTGCATATCATTCATATCTTTTTCTATTTCTTCTTTTTTACGACGATGTAAAATTAGTTCATCGTTCATTACAGCTGACAAAAACGAGTATTTTTGAGAAGAAATTGTGAGAGAGTGTTTAAATGTTTTCAGTTGAGTTCTTTTTCTTTTTTCGTACAACTTCATTCGCAAAGTACAGAAAAGATTAATAATCTCTTGAATTCCACCTTTTCCGCCTTCATCGCCAAATTTTTTGATGGATCCATTTGGATGAAACAATACCATGTTTGTCGTCGACAAGTAACTTTTGAGTTTTAAGTTATCCAAATTGCATTTAATACCGTTTGGGTGTTCAGTTATCTCAAAATGCACTTTTTGGGGAGTAGAATAGTTTTTCAAGGACTTGATTTCTTTTCTTTCCAAAAGATCTTCCGCGAATTCTTTGAATTTTTCTGTCCACATGCCTACAGGCAATTCAGTAACACTAACTTTGTTCTTTTTCCTTGTGATGACACCTGATGTTACATAACGGGTTTCATCGTAATAGTCATATCCCACTTTTTTACGACGAGTTACTTTTTCTATGGTACCTTTGAAATTGCGATACCATGGATCTATGTCAAGTATTTCATCACCAGCAATCCACCTTCTGCATTGATCGATTAAATCTATTGGATTATACAAAGGTATAGAACAAGACCAACCAGTTCCTATACCAGCGCTGCATCCATTTAGTAATACTGTTGGGATAATAGGTATGTAAAATTTAGGTTCTAATTTTTCTCCCTCTGATTTGGTTCTTGGCAATAGTTCATCATCAGCAATTGGAAACAAAAGTCTTGTTAATACATCCTCTTTCGTGTAAATATATCTACCGTCTGCTGCATCTTTACCTCCGACAAGTCTTGTTCCAAATTGTCCATCTCTGAAAAGATATGGGATATTATTTAATCCAACTATATCATTAGCCATTCTCACAACCGTATCATACAAACACTGTTCCCCGTGATGATAATCTGAGACATTAGCTGTATAACCAGCTAATTGAGCTACCTTCAAAGATTTTCCGGTGTATTTTAATTTGCGTAGAAACACTGCAAACATAATTTTTCGTTGCGATTCTTTCATTCCATCTAATACATTAGGAATACTTCTGCCACAATCATCCAAAGAAAATTCAATAAGTCTTTCGTTTATAAATCTTGAAATTGGCATCTTTTCTTCGTAATCGTGAAATTGTGTAGGATCATAATTAGCAAGCCATTCTTTTCGTTTATCAGAATTTTTACCGTCAAAGACCATACTCATACAGTTATCTCCTTGATCGTCTAAATGATATTCAGTAATTCTTTTTCCAAAAGTTTCCTTAACTTCTGCGTTGTTTGAAGTTCCAAGTCCTTTGTAATATTTTCGTTTTCTTCTTTTATTTTCAGTAGAATTTGCGTCATACTGTTTAACTTCCCTTTCAGTATAAAACAAACGATGATTTCCACCGGATTCGTAAACTCTAACAATCGGAGTTTCCATTCCAACCACATAAGGTTTTTTTCTTTTTAGCAAACTAGGGAACAGTGTGTGAAAGAAATTTAGTAACAATCCGCAAATGTGAACTCCGTCAACGTCAGCATCGCACAACAAAGCGACTTTTCCATAATTTAATGTCGCAAAATTTTTGTCATCAGTGTAATCTACACCAAATTTTAAACCAAGCGCATGTATCGCGTTCGAGATCTCAGCATTTTTTGAAATAGTAGTTACTTTTGCATTGCGTACATTCAATAACTTACCCCTCAACGGAAACAACCCGAAAAAGTCTCTACCTTTTTTACCAAAAGCACCTGTTTCGATACCTCTTACACCGTAAGTTTTCGCTGACAGACCTTCTGTAAAAATACAAGTACACTCTGAAGATTTTTTAGTTCCCGCAAAATTAGCAGGATCATACCCAGGAATTTTCTTGAATTTTTTACTTTTTCTTTCTGTTTTTTTAAGAGTCATCATTTCCTTTGCTTTGATTAAATCTTTGATATCCTCCGCAAAAGGCCATTTCATTATGTTATTAATTTGCTTAGTTGTGACCTTTGTTTCGGGTTTGGGGCTTGCTAAACAAGTTTTTGATTGACTAGTAAATTCAGGATTTGGTAAATCACACTTGACAATCATCAAAAAATGTTGTTTGACATCGTTAATTTTAATTTGTGGTTTTCCTGGCTTGTTGAATTTAGCTATCAGTGGTTTGAAGATAGCGCTGGCCCACGCATCGACGTGCACACCTCCGTCTGGGTTATAAATACCATTTGTGAAAGCAACTGTTTGATGACTTTCAGCGGGAACTATCACAACAACAGAGTTTTTTGTTTTGAATTCCATAATCTCAGTTTCTTCCGTGAAAAGTCTAGCATAGTCTTTCAAGTTTGAAATTGGTAATTTTTTGCCATTGTAATAGACAGAAACCCCTTTTGTTCCAGCTATCATTGCACTGTCGAAAATGTATCGAGTGTATAAACCAAGAATAGCATCACTGTACTTAGTACAATTAAATCTTGGGAAATCCGCTGTCCATGTTACCTTTGTACTTGGAGTAGCGGATTTTCTTTTTGTGATACGAGGTTTTGTTTTTTCTCTCATATTATTGCTCCAGGATTGCCTGAAAACTTTGAACTCGCCGTCTTTTGTTGGAGCGATTACTTCGATCGAAAAAGAAGTGGAAAATACATTAGTAAGTTTGCATCCTAACCCGTTCCTCCCGGAACCATATCTTTCTTGATCATCATCATAATTAGAAGACGTTAGAAGTTCTCCAAAAATCATTTCGGGAATGTACAACTTTTCTTTCTCATGAATTTCAATTGGTATCCAAGATCCATCATTGTAAACAGATATTTCATCTTCATTTATATCTACCTTAATTTTGGACATTTTGACCTTGTCTTCTTCGCTTCTCCAGATATTATCAAGGGCGTTAGACAAAATTTCTATAAATATTCTGATAAGAGCTGGACTTGCTCTTACATATTCATTAAAAACAAGACTTAGATCTTGATCTTTTACATGACCTAAATATTGATTTGTTAGCTTTTGATTTTTAGTAGCCCCGACATAAGTATCGGGTCGTTTCAAAATATGTGTTAATTGGTCTGTTTTTTCATATTGTCGTTGAGCCATTTTGTGATGTTAAAAACATTGTCTTTAAAATCAATTTCTAATATCGTTATTTAATTCGACAAATTTTTGCAAAATTTTCAAAAGATCTTTTGGTAATTTTTCTAGGTCAAACCGGGGGCCAGTTTTCATTTTTTGACCTTCGTAAGGTAACCCAACAGCGTGCTTTCCTGACTCTATAAAATGCGCCTTGATAAGACCATATACTAATTCTTGTTTATTTTTGTCGAATTTTTTGATCGATTTGATCATATTCTCTTTATCTTCTGCAGAGATTTCTGTGTCATCTTTGGTTTGTTTAGAAATCGAATCTAGAAGTGGAAATGAAGTTGCCATTTTTTGAAAAACAAATAAACGTTAAAATCATTTTCCAGCGGAATAAGCTGTGTCAAATTTAATATATTGAGTTGCATTTCTAGGACCGCTATTTTTTGGTAAACCTATGGTGTAAGCTGGTATATTTTGTTGTTTAGTCGGAGCAGATGCACCTGTATTGGCAGCTTGTTTTGCAGAGTTATTGTTATTGGGCTTGGGTTTGTTTTGAGACATTTTAGTTGCTATTTCAATAACAAATCTCTTGATTTCTTCAAATTTATGGGGACCATCATAACGCATGAAGGGTTTGCCGTTAATGTACAATACAATCAGCGGTACATATTTGATGGGAGATTGGGTGGATTTAGATTTTGATACAACACCGCTAGAGGCGTTAACATTTACCATCGCAAAGGTGCATCCACCAACAGCTCCTGGTAATTTTTTGTATATAGGAATCAACCCCTGACAATGCGTGCAATTCGTAGAATAGAAAAATATCAAAGAATATCCCTCAATATTCACGCAAAGATTTTTTCCCTTTGGATCATTTTGTATAGAAAAGTTGTCGTCATTCAAAAAGAATAGTCCTGTGCTCATTTTTCAAATTCTTTCATATTTTTAATTTATACTTTTCAAAACAAAAGAAAATGAGTGATAATGAAATAACATCGTTATATAATCCAAGGGATATGACTGTTATGAACGTTCATATAGGCAAACTTAGTCCAAGAGCACTACATGAAGTAGAAATAAACGGCGAGCGTTGGCCTAGTGTTCAAATGTATGTTTTATCAAGACTTTTATGTAAAAATCAAAGAAATTATTTGTTAGGACATTTGACTGGATATAAACTATTTGAAACGATAATGAAAAACAGGGGTATCACGGAAAAAACCCTAAGAACTGAAAGGAAAAAGGATGAGTATAAAAAATATTCCGAGGCGATGCGACAACTAAACTTACTGCAAGATTCCGTCAAATTTGCTATATCAGAAACCGCGGCAACAATTCGTGAACTGCAACACATAATAAACTTCAGAGAATATGTTTTATCGGAAGAGTGCGATGCTACAAGTGTTTTGGTTAAATTAGAAAGCGAAATTGGCAAAGATTTTAACAAAAAGGTGCTGGAAATATTAAAAGACGAAGAAGATCAAGAAAATTTCTGTGAAAAAATACGAACAGAGATGGGCAAAGATGATTCTAAGGTCAAAAAGTATATTGCTGAAAAATATTTAATTACTCGCGGTCAGATAGGCAAACTTGGAAAAAGAAGAAAAAAGTTGGAGAAACTTATCGCAACATTGCAAGGTGTGGAAGGAGAAGAAGAAACATTGGCTGAAAAACTACAAGAGAAAAATAACCTAGATAAAATAATACAAGAAAAGAAGGAGACTAATGAGGCAAATCTGGCATTATCGTTTGATAAAACTATGGAGAAGTTGAAAGACTTAATAGACGAGTCAAAAATTTCCTTGTTTGGTAATGAGGACAAAAAAGGTTTGTACAATGAAAAAGCCGAAATAGAAAAAGATATAAGGGATTTAAATCAGATAAATGATACTAAGGATGAAACCAAAATAACATTATGGAATATGTTTTCGAACCTACCAAAAGAGGAAAAAATCAAATACAGAAAAGACGTTTATATTACTTTCACAGAGATTCTGGCTTCTTGTGATAAACAAAAAACAGAAGAAATCTTAAACGAAATTTACGCAGAATTATTTAGGGATGAAGAAAAGCAAGATTTTTTGTTGACTACTGGTACGGCGGCTTTACGGTTCGAAAATCCATGGAATTTAGTTAATAAAAATGACTCGTTAAGAAGTCTTGGATTTTTGCTTGGTGTAAGAAAGGGAAATTCTGGGCAACTAAAAGACAAAGAATTTGGTTTAAATCTTGCGGGAAGAGTTTTAATGGGTTTTAGGAATAATATTGCGATTTTCCGCAAAAAACTGGAGTCAGAAAGAATAGAACAAAATAGGAAAATTCGACTATCTGTCATATATAGCGCCATTAAATTCCTCAAACATCTCATTAAATCTCGTGATATTCAAGATTACTTAAACAAAACACCCGAAAAAATTCTTGAAGAAAATGTAGAGAGTATTCAAGTGACCACAACAGACGGTACAAGCTATTTTTTACCAAAAAGTATTATTCAAGGATTTGCGTCCCTTCAGAAAGCTGTTGAAGATCCTTCGGTAAAAAGAAATATTTACAAAAGTATTTTACGAGAGGGAGGTCTGTACAAAATTGATCAGGCAGAAGCTTTAGATGATTCAAGACTAGATAAACTGTATGATAAATATGTAAATAGCATTGAAATAGTAAGTTTTAACAATTTTGGCTATGATGAGAATTTTGTCGACAAACTTTGGAATCAAGATATGGATTTTAGAAGGTATGTACAACTAGTACAAAGTAATCCTGGAAGTTTAGCAGCTATTATAAGAAAAGAAGATTTGGAAACTCTTTATAACAAAAGAATTAATCAGGAAGATGAATACATAGTTTTAAAATTTTTAGAATTAGTTGCTAAACGAAATTCACAAGACCCAGATGATATAGAATTTGGCAAAAATATGGCAACTTTGTATATGAGAAGACTGACAAGCAAACAAATAGAAACAATTGCGGCTCGCCTTGTAAAAAGTATCGAAGAAGAGGAAGAAGAGGAAGAAGAGGAAGAAGATGATTTATATGATTGCTTATCCAAATCTGGGGAAATAACTAAAGAACAATGGGAAACAACATTAAAAGAACTGCGAGATATTTCCGAAAGATTTGATAAAATTTTTTACCAAGGAGATGACACGAGAGTAAGACCAAAAAGAGATACAGTTGAGCAAGCAAAGAACTGGCAACCTAGCAAAACTCAAGCCAAACCGCAAGTTGTGGAAAAAGAACCTGTTATCGTAGACCCAGAGCCAGAGCCAGATCCAGAATCCAAATTGAGTCCGGGGGACGCTGAGCTAATGGCCCTCTTGGCTTCCGACGAGGATTCATCGAGTGAGGATGAAGAAGAAAAACCAGTACGGCAACCAGCAGCAAGATTGCCTAGGGTCTTATCAGGAGGTATTCTAACTATAAACGAAACTCCAATTTCCCCTGTTGTTAAGTATAATAAAGGTTTCTATATCAGGAAATTTTACTTTCCAACATTGGTTCATGCTTTTATGTATATGTGGTTGGGTGAGACATATCCTACAAAAGATAATTTTGAATACTATTTAATATTGATGACACCAGAATGCCGAACCAAATTCTTAGAAGTGTTTTCAGAACCAAAATTTGATTTTTCAGAAGTAACAAAAAAACTTAAGTTTAACAAAAGTCAAAAAAAGACACTGGCGAATGTTCAGGGTATAGATAATGAAGAAACAGCAAATGCAGTGGATATGACCGAGATCATTAAATATCAAATACTACAGTCTGGGTATAGCATTGATTGTTTTATGCCATATGAAGAACTTCAGTCAAAAATTTGGTTTGAATATTGCGATCAACTAGATGCTAATATAGTAACAAAAGCAGCATTGGAGGGATATGCTACAATTTTTGGGATAGAAAAAGATAAAAGAGGTGAATTAAATGTTGGAAGGAGCCAGGGTATAAATGAAGAACTGTTAAAGATTCTTTTGAATACCGAAAATAATGTAATTAGATATACAGACAGAAAAGATTTACTTTTAGGATACGGCAAAAAAGGTCAAGGTAAAAACATAGCTGGTAAAACTTTAACAAAAATTAGAAGTTTATTTTCCGAAGTGTTGCAGATAGAAAATGAAGATACTAAAAATTGGATTATTAAACAAGTCAAAAACTTAAACCAACTTTTGAATTTGCAAGTACGAGATGAAAATTCTGTTTATTACAAAGAAAAACTGGGTTATGCTATTGTCGAAGCTATAGCAAATTTGAAGAATATTAAACCAACGTTGTTAGGTCAGACTACCGTGGGGCAAGTAGAGAAATTCCTAAATTCACAAGAAGAGATTTCATTGCCCAAAACAACTTTTTACTACTTTTTGAAAATCCTCAAAGGATTTCTTGTTTCTGAATATGATACAGTGAGAGATTTTCTGAGAAAAGAACAAGAATCAAGAACCGGTATCACTTCTGGTGATATGATGTCAGAATCCAAAAAACAAGAAGGAATTCGTAGATTTGCAGAGTTTGTTAGATGTATTATGGGTGAAATGATTAAGACCAGAGGAGGAGAATCCCCTAATTGGTCTGTTTGGATTCCGAACATGCGAGACAAAATAAGTGATATGCCTTTTTTCCTGTGGATTTTTAACCAACTAGATATGATTAATCGTATTTCATAACTTGCGGTTCGATATCATTATGACGATTACTAAAGTTTTGAGAACAAAGTTTTTAAAACAAATACAAACTATAAAAATATAGCAATAGAGAAAATGAATCCCAAAGAAATTATATTACCAATTTGGTTAAATACAAGAAACAGTAACGACGTGGCCAAATATATTGAAGAAAATAACTTAGTAGAAGATTTTAAACCCTGGGAGTTGAAATATCATGTTATTCTTGACTCCGAGATTTTACCCGAACGATCGTGGGATGGAAAAATTAAGCATAAAGTTTTCTTTTTGAAAGATTTTGTGAGACAAAATAAGTTGTTAGAAGCCAAAAATTATTTTACTGTCCTCGAAGATGAAGAAAAAGCACGAGAAATTATTGCAGCAATGAATGAAGAACTTGGAGCCCCTGGAGAACTAGATGAGTATAAAAAACTATGCGAATCTACCGGATTGTTTCTTCCAAATTCAGTAAATGCAACCAGCAAAGAAATTAAAATCTTTTTTGATTTGCGCGAAACAAAATCTTTAGACTTTTTATTTGATCAATTAACCATTTCAGAACTTTTCCCTTATGCAAATCATAGAAAATTTCAAAAAATGTCGGACTCTTTTCCTGTATTCAAAATGCCCAAAAATTTAAGACCCGAAACAAGTAAAATTAAATGCATTATGTCTCTGGACACATCTATTAGAGCTGAAAGGTTTGTCTCTATTTTAAATGCAAGTGCAAAAAGTCTAGCTTTTGATGGAGTAAAAAGTACAGGCTCTGATGTAAACGCAATGACTGAAATAATAGACTGTGATGCTCTTCTTCGCACCGAATTGAGTTCAATCGAAAAAAATATACCCAAGGTAACTGAATGGAAAAAATACAAAGAGAATTTAACTATAAAACCGTGTATTGAAATCTCCATAGAGAAAAATAGTTATGTTTTAACAATGAAAACTCACTCTCAAGAAGAAAACTATAAATTATTATTGGAATCCCTGTTTTCTAACACTGTTGAAGATATGAGACCTAATATTAAATACACTTTGTCTGGGAAATCCTTTTTATTAGCAAGATATATGGATGTATCTTTGAACGTTGATATATTTTTGGACATTATGAACGATTATTTAATAGAACTAATAGCAAGCAATACAATAGACAAAGGTGATTTTCTGGTTTCCGATGAGAGAAATAAGTTTGTTAGATTCTATCAAAACTACCCAAACCAAAAAGGTAGTTTCATTTTAAGGAGCAAAAATGAAAGAACCACAATACATGTTAAAACCAATCCCGCCACACGACAAGCAGAATCCCTTAACAGACCTTCTTTAAGTGTAAGAATAGAATCAATTGATTCCGCTCATGCTTTGTATATGATGGCTATTTTTGGTTGTTTTTTAGCAAGATATTATCAAAAAGCAAAAGAATACCAGGAAATCTATGCTAATTTTGGGGTAAATACTCCGTTACATTTAGAAAGAATGAAAGAATGTTCCGAAATACAAGCGAGCAGCAATCGCAATCAAAAAGCTATATTTGATAAAAAAGCAAACAAAACATGCATGGACCAAGGTTGTGGCCCAGTTGCTCAGGATGGAAAATGTACTTCTAATACAAAATTAGAAGGATGGACAGATCCAAAAATTAATTACAAAAGAACTTGCCAAAATGCCAAAAAAGGAATATCTAGAACCCCCTTGGTTGTTTCTCAAGAAAGATTGGAGCAAATGATAGAAGATGGCTTGTATTTCCCAGAAGGATCTTACACAGAATTCCCAAAAAATAGTGGTAAATTTTTAGTTTGTCCAAATATAGGGACTCCGAATAAAAGAGGCGAGTTTAGCTATATATCGGTAACTCGTCCAACAGCAGGTAAAGAAATATACCCTGTGGTTCCTTGCTGCGCCAAAACCAACCCTTCTGATAATTTAACAGAGGGTATAAATTTGTTTACGGGAAATCTACACAAAATAAGACTGAGAACTCAAAACAATATTAAATTTTCGAATATCCAAACTTCTTACAAACGTTTGAAAGAATTTATTACAAATTTGCAAGATAGGGAGTTTTCATTTATTGGTAATGTGTTAGTATACAATAAAGATAAGAGGGAATTTATGATAAAAGTTACTACGACTAAAAGAAAAAAGTCTCTTAGCCTAGAATTTCCCAGAAATATATTAAAAGATATAATTAGGCCATTAGGAGCTTTCAAAATTAATTTACACAAAGTCAAAGATAAAGAAATTACATTCGATCTAATTTTGTATGTGGAGCAAGATGCCATAATCGATGAAAAGTCCAACGAAATCCCAACAGAAGATAAAATAAGTAGTAACTTAATAAACATTGCTAGAGAATCTGATATTCGATTAGGTGATTACGCTGTTAATCAAGATGCCTTGAAATCTAATGATGATTTAACTACGTCTACTGTAGCTAAAGCGGGCGCTTTTGGATTATTACCAGTAAATATTGGTAGATTACTTAAGCTAATGACTATTAAAAACCGCAAAGATTACAGTACGTGGAGGAGGATGGGTGTTGGGGAATTCAGCGATGTGAGTATAATTAATTGCGTTGTTGTGGCTCTTGCGCCCAGAGGTATAGAAGAATATCTGACTTCTAAACAAGCTAGAAATTTGTTTCTTGAAAAGATTAAAAAATCCGGAGGTGTAAATTGTATTGGTTTGATTGTAAATTCTACCGGAATAAAAACACTAGAAGATTTAGAAAGATACGTTAAAACATCAAATCTTTCTCCCAGGGAAATTTTACCATTAGTAGAGTATCTATGGGAAATTAATATTATTTTAGTATCCAGAGATTGGAATGAAAGCCCTGACGCTCAATTTGTCTTACCATATCATAAAAACTCTTATTTCAAGTATAAAAATTACGAAAGAACTATAATAGTTTACGAACACAGCGGGAAAAAGTCAAGTCAAGATGACAATGTCTGTGAACTTGTTTATCATAAAACAGAGCTCGAAGAAAATACTGCTATTTTGTCAGATCCGATCTTTAACAAAAATTTATTGTCTTTTTGGTTGCGATCACAAATCTCTTTTGTAAGAAACGGAGAAAACTTCTTAAACTCTCGAAAAATTAAAAACACAGAATTTGATCCTAATGTTTGGAATGTAATTCCCGGAGACTCTGAATTGATAGGTTTAAGAGCGAAATCTATAACTTTTTTCCCCGATAATTTTTTACCCCCGATGCCTTTACCTGTTTCGGAAATGTCTATTTATCAAGATTCTGAAAGTATTAAAAGTGCTGTGAGAAACTTGAGAGGAGAGATATTATCAGAAAATTCTTCAAATCTTACATGTAAGATTAACAGTGTTATTATGACTTGTCCTATTATTGATTCTAATGAAGATCAAATTTATCGAGTAAGAGAAAACCAGAAGATCGCAAGAATTTTGACTGGGTATGTTTTATATCAATTTTCGTTATTACTAGCAGACGGAGACCAGGAAGACATTAATGTAAACAGTGTCATAGAAAGAAGTGAAGAAGATTACACGCCAGGATTGTACTCAAGTGAATTACCACCACCTTCTGAATCATTATCTGGTTCTAAAGTTAAAATATTTAGTCAATTTGGAGATTTTGATCAAATCAAAAACAAAATCGAAGGACAACTTTTTTATTGGTTAAAATTCAAATCAAAGGAACTCGAAGATTACAAAAAATTGCGTACCATACCTAATTTTTATAATCTAGCAACTGATTACAAGCAGCATCCAGATTCATTTATCTCTATTTTTAAAGGAAGCGCTGCCGACGAAGAAATAAGCGTGCCATTATTTGACGGAAAATTATATTCCTTTCCAATGTTTAACACAAAAACTTACTATTTGAGAAACAAAAAACTGACCGATGGTAAAGTATGTTTAGCGAGAACTTTTAATTTGAAAACATTTGATAGCAGGGGTTTTGACGAGTTAAAAGTATGGTTAAAAACAATTCCTGACATGACAAAAGCATTCAAAGCTATTGCTAAATTAGGAGAATACGAAACATTGTGGGATAGCAAAAAAGACATCTTTGTATCAGTTGCGTGCGAGTCGGAGTTTGAAATTTGTTATGACTATGTTTTGGATGAAGAAGAAGTGATGCGAAATGTAATTGTTTTAAAAGTCGATACTATTGCTAATTTTGAAAAACCCAATATGTTATTACATGGTTTAAATTTGGTTAAGTATCCCAACAACAATAGGATTGTTGCTTTCATCAAAAAGCAGTAATGAACATATTTTAAGTTAAAATATGTTTCATAAATGTTTGATTTCAAAAATATATATGATTTTGTTGAAATAGGAACTTGTGATTTTGACACGCAAGTTCACAAGGCTTGCGGAAATATTCGAGGTATATCCGTGGAGCCTTTAAAATATTATTTCGACAGATTACCTGTTAAAAAAGGATGTGTTAAAGAAAATTTAGCTATATCAAACACAAGGGGTACTATGAATATCAGTTATGTGTCAAAAACAGACATAATATCACATAATTTACCTTTGTGGGTATCAGGATGTAATTGTATAGGTAAATCACATCCTACCGTCGAAAAATTATTAGATGAGAGAGGTTTAAAACACTTGATAAAAACAATACCTGTAAAAGTAATTACTTATGAAGATTTAATGAAAATGTATAACGTGGATGGAGTAAATTTTCTAAAAATAGACACAGAAGGACATGATACTGTTATTCTTGAATCTATGATGGAATATTGTGATAAATACCCCGAATGCTATCCCGCGCAAATTAAATTTGAAACCAATGGTCTCAACGACAAACAAAAAGAAAAAAGTGTACTGAATAAGCTTAACAAAAAAGGTTACGTGATTGTAAGCCAAGGGGTGGACACTGTGTTAAAATTAAATCGCAGGTAATTTTCCTTGTATTATCGATATTCCAAATTCTTTTTTGATGAATCTTTTGGCTTTATCCAAGGTGGGATAAGACCAAGTGAGCCATCTTGACCAAAAGCCAGCTTTGTTCATACCGGATTTAGTCCAATTTTCCCTAGAACTGGATTTGACTTTGATCATGGTTTTAATTAACTCGTCTTTTTGTGATTTTGTAAGGTTATCTTTTTTTGCTAGGTCTTGTGCTTTTTGGGGTAATTTTCCAAAACCTCCTTTCCCCAAATGACGACCTACATATCTTGCCATACGTTTAGGATCTTTGTGTTTAGTAAAGTCTGACATCCCCGCTGCACCAAAGTCAACATGTTTTTCTTTACCTTCGGAATCTCTCCAGGAAATTCTCCATTTCTTTTTTTTATTCTTGGAGCGTGTCAAATAAACTTTTTTTGGATATTGTGACATCTTAAATTTTTTCTCGGTTTCAGGGTCGTTTATATTTTGTTGGTTACTTTGATCGTTCCCCATTTGTTTTGCTAAAGAAATTATACTTTTTGTTTGTTTTTGCAAACAAAAAATTACCTCAAACAAGAGTAAAATACCCCTGATATCATCACACCTCCAAATAGTAATCCACTTTTTACTAAATTTGGGTCTCCTGACATATAAGCCAATAAAGCTAACATGAAAACGCAAATATAATTATGAAGCGGTATTCCACACACCCATGGTTGATCAGAATGCCACCAAATATCTTCTTTATTGTATTTACTCCAACCAAAAGCTTTGTTTGACATAAACCAAATAAAATCTTCTATCATAAACCACGCAACCGTATAAAAAACAATTTCTATCCAACTTCTTGCATAAAGGGCATACGCAATAGTAAGTATGACGATTGTATTCATGATTATATGATACCATGTAAATTTGGTGCCAAAAAATTTTTTAGTCGGTAAATTTTTGGCCCACCCACCGTCTGCTCCTTCTATTTCAACTTCCATTAAAGCCCATAAAACAGCATATAAGCTTATCCATAGGCTGGTACTTAACCATGATGGTATCATTTAGTTTGATAACCTATTGCTTAAAATTACTGAAATTTAAATTCGCTTTTATCCACGAATTTTTCCAAGAACTCGGATTCTGACATAACAGGAACCCCTTTGTCCTTTGCATCTTGTTCTTTACGACCACCGGGTGCTGCATCTCCTACAACCAACAAAGTAACTTTACTTGTAATTTTACTACCACTTGCTATTTTTGCTCCGTATTTCTTGGCAAGATTTTGTACATCGGTTCGGGTGAATTGTTTTCCAGTTTTTGGATCTTTTGCTGCAAATTTTCCAGTAAACATAATATTTTGCCCCACCAAAGAATCACCGACAGCTTCTGGTTCCTCTGAAATTTCAGGTTCAATACCGGTGTCTCGTAAAAATTGTAAAAAGCGGGGTAAATGATCCAAAAAAGTATCTAATACATCACCAGCAACTCCTTTGATGGCTTTTAATTTTTTTGGAGGGTTTGTTAGAATGTTTGGATACTCCTCTACAATTTTTCTAACTGTTCTCATACGAGCATTAGGGAAAAATTGAGTTGCTCCCATTAGTTGAGATAAATCAACTGGGTTGTCGTACAAAACTTTTATCAATTCTTTATTGAATTTTTCAGCATTCTTTTGTGAACCAATGACATTAGCTAAAGTATCAGGGTCATCTTTGATCAACAGAATTGCTTTTGTCAACGTGTCATAACCAGCTTCATACATTTTTTTAATAGTTTTCATAGCCAAACCTTTTACTCCCATGCCAGTTGATTCTTTTCTAGGAATTCTGAAAAATTTTTCAATAAGCCTTATTTTTGTTTCATCTTGCTCTTCGGTTGCAAAAATATCAAATACGCTTCTTCTTTTTCCCGCAACACTTGAGCCGTCACCCCATACATAAGAATATTTAGGGTGCCCGGGATAATCTCTATCATCCCTTCCAGTTTTCTTAGGTTTAGCTACGTGATCTGGCATATCCGCAACGGTACTTTCAACAACTTCTTTTACCGTCGGAATGGTTAATCCTTGCCGACTTATTCTTATTTTTGAACCAGGGCCAATTTGATTGTCACGAATAAAAGCGGCGTTATGAGCCGTGGCAGCTACGTATTCCGCACCTACGATTTCTCCATCCGGCATCATACGACCCAAAACAGTGTTTTTATAAAAAACTGTGGGTTTCAAAGCTCCATTAGACGCGGGGGCCCATGAAACTCCTATAACTGTTACAACGGCTTGCTGGTCGTTGCATTTATAAGCAACAGCTGATTCATCCACTTCTTTGTCACTTACCGGTCTTACTTTCCAATCCATAAAAACAACTATCCCATCTAATTCAAAAGGAGTTGAACTTCTCCAATGACAAAATAATTCCCACAAATTTTTCTGTGTAAGATCATTGAAAGTGCTTCTAGATACAGGCACAGTAAAAAACCCCATTTCTGTTAGTTTCTGTATTTGTTCAAATCGTGTGTATTTTCTTGGGACCAATATTTCGTACCCAACAAAGTGTATATCAGAAGGAGAAATTTCAGCATCTCTTTTCTTTTCGACTTTATTGACAATTCCTGAAACAATATTTCTAGGATTTTTATAACCTTGAGCTTGATACTTAGTTTTCCATATTAGGTAAGGCATAACTAATTCCCCGCGTATAACAATTTTATTTTTATCCCAGTTTGTAAAGTTTGTACCACTTGGTACCCCTGTAAAACGATCTTTTTTAGATCTTGCGGTAAGATATCTAGAAAGCTTTTTACCCTTCGTGCCACTACCTCGGGTATACAAATCTCTAGTAATCTTTTTACCTTTTTTGGTATATACCAATAAGGCCGAAATTCCATCAGCTTTTCCTTCAAGGGTAAACACTAAATTTTTATTTTCCTTGAATTTTGTTATATCTTGCTTGATTTCAGTTAAAGCATCGTTTTTGTATCTGTCAAAAGATCTTTCCTGTATATCATCTTCCCATTCGGTAACACCACATGGAGGTGGTTTTTGATCAACTAGTTCGGCCAAAACTTTTCTAACGGTCCCCATGTAATAAGGCAACTTATAATCTTTTCTCACATCTTCGTTTGCCACTGGTTTAGCCCCAACTCCTTGAATACTCGCGTAAGTACCATATTCTTCGGAAAAAATTTCATCATGTTTTCTTACAATTTCATCATAAACAGCATCTGGAATACCCGGATTCCTAGCATCAGAATGATAATAGTACATTTTGTCGAAACATTTCAACAGTTTGACCATTCCTGCATGATCTTTATCCGATATTAGTTCATCTACTTTTGTAGAGATTTCTTGATATAATTCGTTATCCATTTTTCTATTTTCCAAGAATATAGAAAAAAATCATTTCTTTTTCCGGGGAGCTTTAAGTTTTTTCTTCGAGACGGCTTCGTTTTTCATCGCTTTCATTACTTCTTCCAAAATTATTGCACCATTTTGAACACCGTATTTTTGCAAAACAGCCAATCCGTCCTGTTTTTGATCAGACAATTTTTTACGGCTTCTAACTTTTCTTTCAGTTGTTTGCCATTCTTGTCCATTATACTTAACGCCTCTTTGCTGTTTTTTATCCAAGACTTTAAGAATTTGTTCCTCCAATTCTTTCTTTCTGTTTAGAAGTTTTTTACGTTGAGCATTAAGTCGCTTGAGCTCTTCTGAAATAGAAGAAAGCTCGCTCATATATCCACGCATTTGACTCATTTTAAAACAGATTATTTATCTTTAAAAACAAAATGTTTGATTGGTTAATTAATTATGTTAAAGATAATTGCTGGACTATATTGATAGTCGGAGCTTTAATTGTTATTTTTATATGCTGGTTGTTTAAAGGAAATTCTAAAGGTACGTGGGATAATTCTTTTTATTACGATGACAGAAAACCTATGGGACAACATATTAGAGCGGCAGGTGAAAGCAAAGGAGAAGCAGAATGTCGTTATGTATTGGAAACTATATTTAATCAAAAATTTCCTAAACGTCGTCCCAAATTTCTGTTTAACTCGCAAACAGGTTCTAACATGGAATTGGATATGTATAATAAGGAAATAGGTGTTGCTTGTGAATATAATGGCAAACAACATTATGTTTATACTCCTTATTTCCATAGGGGTGGAGAAAAGGATTTTAAAGCCCAGCAGCAAAGAGACGATGAG